CGCCGGCAACGCGCGCGGATGTAGCCGAGCCCGATTCCGCCCCGGTCGTCGATCTGCAGCATGCGCTCGCGCCCCAGGATCGCGGCGTCAGCCATGGCATTGACCTGCCGCTCGTCCAGCCTGCCGGACGGGATCGCGTCCAGCGGCACCCCCGCAGCGCTTGCAAGCAGCCTCGCCCCAAGCTCATCCCGCGACTGCTCCAGGCTGAAGAATGCAACGCTCTGTCGCGCCGCCACCTGGTCGGCAATGTTCAGCGCGAGCGCCGTCTTTCCGACTGAGGGACGCGCCGCCAGGATGGTCAGGGAACCGGGCGTCAAGCCTCCCAATCGCTCGTCCAGCATGCCGAATCCGGTACGCAGGCCGCTCGGCCGGCCTTCTTTGCGCGCGTCGTCAGCGCGATCGACGATCCGCATCAAGAGCGCCGGCAAGTCCTCCTCGGCGTCGACCTGCTCCCCCGACACCGCCAGGATCATCTGCTCGGCACGCTCGGCAAGTGCATGCGGGTCCTCGGCGCCGGTTGCGCAAGCTTCCTGCAGTTCCTGTGCGGCCAGCATCAGGCGCCGCAGAACCGCCTTGCTGCGCACCAGCTCGGCGTACTGCCGGACGTTCAGCGCACCGGGAGCGCTCTGCTCCAGCGACGCCAGGTAGACCACGCCGCCCACCTTGTCGAGGTCGCCCTTCGTCTTCAGCTCATTGCCCAGCGTCACGATGTCTACCGGCCGCCCAGCCTCGAGCATGCCGCGCAGAACCGGCCAGATGAGCCGATGCTGGCCGCTGTAGAAGTCGTCAGCGACGAGGGCCGGCACCTGGTCATAGGCGTCATTCGACACCAGCAGACCACCGATCAGCGCCTGCTCGGCCTCGGTACTGTTCGGCGGGGCTCGCAGCATCGAAGGCTCGCCCGGGATCTCGGCCGGCACCATCAGGCGACCAGCCCCGACGAACGTTCGGCATCCTCGGCCCGCTTGCGTACGCGCGCGACGCCATCGACGATGCGCAGCAGCCGCTCGGCTTCCGCGGCGCCAGCGTCCTCGCCAAGGGATTCGAAGGCGCGGCGCGCACCCAACCATGCCTGATAGGTCATGCGGTGCGCCTGGCGTGCGTAGAACGGCTCGATGAGCGCGTCCAGGGCCGTCTGATCGACCAGCCCGAACGTTCCATCAGGCCAGCGTACCGGCGTCAGCCGCGCACCGGTCAGGATCGCGCTCACGCCGCGCTCCGGAGTCCACTGACGAACGATGTACTGCGGCAGTTCGCCCAAGGGCACCGCTTGCGGTCGCACCGCGTCGCCGATCTGCGGGAGCATCGTCAGGCTGCCTTGCGCTGGTCGCTGCAAAGGCTGTTGATGAAAGCGTCGATGTCCGACTTCCGCCAGCCGATCGCACGGCTACCCAGCTTCACCGGAGCCGGGAACTTACCGGCTTTCACCCAGCTGTATATTGCGGTGCGGCGTAGACCTACCCGCCCCATGACCTGCGACACCCGCAGGATCTGCTCTCCGTCTGCTGACATAACGAACCTCCGCGTACATGACGGACGAACGTTGCGCCAGTGCCGGCTTTAAAAATAGGAGGGGAATAGGCATTCCCCTCCCATTACTTTCCGGGACGTCTTCCTTTGAGGTACTTCTTCACCAACCACTCGGGAGAACGGTCTTTAAACACGGAAATGTACGACACCAGAAGCTCTGCCGCGGCAAGCTTTGAGTGCCTCTTGCCTTCGATTCGCAGCCTCTCTTGTACCATTGGAAGCGCATCCTGCAGAAACAAATCGAGCCGAGGCTCGCTGTATCCGCCTTTCTTACCCGGCAACGCCTTGAGTTTGTCCATAAGCCTGCGTTTCCAAACCTCGTCCTCGCTAGCCCGGTTGATCACCTCGGCCATAAGGTCGTTGTCCGTTGCTTTTCGAAGGTAGACGCGGCGGCGCTCCTTCTCGCTCATGGCCAGCTCGCCTGCATTCGGCGCCTGAGCGAGGAGACTTTTACCCCGCGCGCCATCAAGCACGGCAGCCTGCACCTCCATGATCCTAACGGAGGTATCGGCATCAAGAAATGCCGGCTGACGGCGCGCTTTAGCCACGCGGCTCATCCACCGTCCGCCTCTCGCTGATACGCGCCGAAGACGCCGCCCTCCGCAGCGCTCCCCAGCGCTTGACCTACGAAGCGCTGGAACTCCGGATCCGATTGAGCGAAAGCCCCGAGCCGCGCGGAAAATCCACCACCGCCGAAGAGCTGAGCGATTTCGGCGAGAAGAGCGTTCGCCTTTGCGGTGGTCGCCTCGTCGAACGCGTAGGGGTGGTGCGGATCGTTGGTGAGGTTGAACGCCTGAACCAGCGAGAGGATGCCTGCTTTCAGAGCGTCCTCCGCTACCCCCCGAGCCCCGCCGCATTGTGCGAGGCGGTCCCGATCCTGAGCGACACGCTGCGCCCGCTGCCGGTCCTGGAATTCGAACTGCGCACGCTCGATGTAGGCTGCCCTTTCCTCGGGAGTCCGGTAGACGTCCACCCCGAACCGAAAGGGCTTCCGGTTGCGAAGACTGACCACATACACCCGGGTCTTCTTCCGCTCGCCGGCACCAGGAAAGACCGTGCTGGTCTTCCCGCAGCCTGGCTCTCCGGGAAACTGCCCAGGCTTCACCACGCCAGCAGCAATCAACGTCTCGCGATCAGCGATGTAGGTGACGCAGGGCGCGCTATCCCACCGCTCGAGCGCTTCCAGAGGCTGGACCCCATTCTCGCTCATGGAATTACCCATGACATGCGGCCAATTTTTGAATCCTCGGATCGTCGCGAAACCTCTGCAGCCGCACGAACTCCACGCCGAAGCGGCGCCCAAGCCGCTCGCACATCGAATCGTCGGTGTCCGATCCGATCACCAGCATGACAGGGCCGTCCTCTGCTTGCTCAAACCCTCCTCGTTGGCCCCAGCGACTGACCAGCCGCGGATCATCCGGCCGGCAAAGCACGACCGCCCGGTTTCCGAAGCCCTGCGCAGCGCGAGCCGTGTCGCTTACTGAGCCGAGTTGCCCGGTGGAATTGCTACTATTCGATCCAGCCATGATGCGAACCTCCTCACAGGTTGCGTTGTGGTCAAGTCGGGTCGGGTGCGCAAACACCCGGCCCGACTGCTTTTCGCCGAGCGTCAGGCGAAACTAATGCGGCTCAGCTGCGCCGCGGCGTCCTTCGTGGTGAACTTGCCGTAATGCCCCTCGATCATCCGCACACTGGTCCCGCAGATCTTCGCGACCATGTGAATGTTCACGCCGCCTTTCAGTGCCTCCGAGATGAATGTATGGCGCAAGGTGTAGAACACCGTGCCATGCGGTAGGCGTGCCTTGCGGGCAGCCTCACGCATTAACTCATCCTGATCGGAGTGCTTCCAAGGTTCGCCGTCTGGACGAGTGAGAAGGTATGCAGCCGGCAGCTTCGATTTCGCCAACCGCGAGAACAGCGCGACTGCAGCGTCAGACAGCGGAACGACGCGCGCGCCAGTCTTCCCTTTGCGGATGCTCAGAGCGCGCTGGCCCTTGTCGAAGTCGCCCACGAGAAGCGCCCGAAGTTCACCATAGCGCGCGCCCGTCAGCAGCGCGGCCTGCAGCAGATCACGGAAAGCGCCTTCCGTTTGCTCCAGGAGGCGCTTGCGCTGCTCTGCGTTGAGGAACACGCGACGCGCCTCTCCGACCTTCTCAAATGGCCTGACGCTGGCCCAAGCAGCATCGGAACCTATCAATCCATCCTGGTGCGCACGGTTCAGGAGTGCTTTCAGGGTCGACAGGTTACGGTTCGCGCTGTCCTTGGCGCGACGCACGGCCGCCTCATCCCCCTCGAGGGACACCAGCGAATTGCGCCAGTCCTCTACGTCAGACTTGCGCAGCCGATCCAGGGACAGCTTCCCGAGGGTCGGGCGAATGCAGCGATTGATCCGCCCCTCCGCATCCTTGGCGGTTGCCTCACCCTTCTCGATTCTGCGGTTCTTGAGGTAGCGGTTCGCCGCCTCGTCGATCGTGTGCCGTGTCAGCACGCCGGCCGCGCACTCCTTGAAAAACGCCCTAGCCGCTGCCGCCGCCAGGTCATAGGCTTGCTTGGGGTCAAGAATCCCCAGGCCCAGGGCACGGTAGCGCTGTTTCCCGGCCTCATCCCGCCAACGGGCGATCCATGTGCCGCCATCGGCGGTCCGCCTGAAGCCGAGGTAACCGCGGCTCTGCAGCTTCTCGAAGTACGGCTCACGCCTCACCGCGAGGGCTAGGCGCTGTGTTTCTGACTGCAGTCCAGATTTCGCCACTTGAATTCCGTACGGATGCTGATACGGAAAATCATAGGCGAACAACAAACAACAAGCAAGAACATATTTCCCTATGAGAACAGCGGCAATCGTTGTTCGCCGTTGTTCGCATTTGCCCGCCTATTTGCCTTCACACGGCAGGGGTCAGTGGTTCGAAACCACTATCGCCCACCAATTCAAGCATAATAATCAATAATTTAGATATATGCCGCAGGGCTAGGCCAACCCTGTACGGACCGGCATACGGAAAATCATCGACAGCTCTCCTCGCTTCCGCAGAAGGAATTAGCCCCCCTGCGCGGCCTGCCGGCGCGCCTGCGCTTCGAAATGCGCGCGGGCCTTCGCAACCAGGCCGGCATGATCCGGGTGGCTGGCGTCGAAGTAGCCCGGCTGCCGCATGATCTCCTCCAGGGACATCGACGGCACCTGCTGGCCGTCCACGCTGGTGTCCTCCTGCAGCTCCCGACCGATGGCTGCCAGAAGTCGCAGCACCATGGGGTCGTTCCCGATCCGCGCGCCCGCGGCCTTGTCCTTGGGGTGCGCGAAGGCTTCGAACGCCTTCTCTGCGAACGCCATGTTCCGGTCGAAGGTCGGCGCCCCCGGCCTTCCCCAATCCTGCTCGAGCGCCTGCACCGCCGCGGCGATCTCCACCGAGCGCGCCGTCTGCAGCATCTTGGGCGCCACGCTCAGCAGCTCGCCCATGAGGAAGTCGTACTGCTTCGTGCTGATCCCTGCGGCCAGCGCGCGCTCCTTGAACGCCTGCGATGCCTCCGCGTCCAGTTCCACGCCTTCGGGCGGCACCCAGGCGTACCCGTTCACATCCTTGGGCGGCAGGCCGGTCTCCTTCATGCGGCGCTCCAGCTCGCCGTAGCTGTTCGCCAGCTTGCGCGCCGAGCCTTCCAGATCGAACGCGCCGCCCTCGCCGTGAACGTGGTACTTCTCCGGCATCCAGCCATACGGGCGCGCGGCCGCTTCTCCCATCTGCACCCGGCCGGCGTTCCAGTTCCCGCCGCCGACCTCCCCAGCGATCCCACCGCCAGCGCTGCCGCCCGTACCGTCGCCCGCCTCTTCCTGCTTGATGCCCATCTGTCGATTCATGCCTTCCTCCGCTTGTTGGTGCCCGAAATGGCCTCCTGGGCTCTCTGCAGCGCTTCGATCAGCGCCGGCAGCTTGCCGCGCGAGAACTGAAAGCCCTGCTTCTTGGGTGCGTACGGGCCCGGCGCGCCTTTCGGCTCCTCCCACACCCGAACGTCGATGTTGTCCTCACCCATGAACGTCACCGCCGCGACCCGGATCTCCGAGAAGCGCCCCTTCGGCATGCTCGCCAGGAACACCGGTTCGCTCGCTACGCCTTCTTTAGCCATCGCCTCATCCCCTCGCCAGTCATGCGCGTCTCGTCGTCGTCGTCGAGCCAGTCGTCGTCCGGATCGTCCCAGGTGCCCTCGCTGTCCAGGCATTGCGCCGGCGCTTCGCCTTCCGCGTCCCACGCCTCCAGGATCGCGGCAATCTTCTGCCTCTTCTCCTCGCTCAAGGCCATGGTCAGTTCCACCGCGGCGAAGAGCCGCCGCCCACCGCCGCCAAGGTGTCCTGCATCGCCTCGTCGACATACTCCCTGAAGCGCGGATCAGGGTCGCTCAGCCGCACTTGCGCCAGGCGATCGGTGAACTCGCCTATCACCGAGTCCCGCGTCTGCTCGCGCGCCATGCCCACCAGGGCGCAGATCAGGGCGTGATTCACCAGCGCACACGCCTGGCTCCTGCGGTGCATGTCCGTCACTTCCTCGATCAGGCTCCAGTGCAGCTTGGCCGCGTGCCTCAGGGTTTTAAGCTCTTCCTCCATGCGCACCATGGCGCCCTGCTGAAGTAGGTTCACGGCACCCCCAGCGCGTCGGCAATACCTTCCTGCGCTTCGTCGAACAGCTTTCGCAGGTAGAAAAGGTTCTGGTAGGGCACCAACCTGTACAGCGCACGCACGTCCGACTCGTTGAACTCGCCCGTCACCGCGGCGCCGGTCGCCTTGGCCATGTCCTCCACGCGCCCCACGGTCGGACCGAACAGCGCGCCGAACACCCCTCGGCTGGCGTAGCGCGAATGCTCATCCCCGCCGGTCAGCGTGCGCAAGCTCAGCCCCCCGCGAGAAAATTTCTCGACGATGTTATGGGAGTCATAAAGAAACCCGAAGATGCCGCTTCGGTCCACGCCTTCACGCACCCAGACCGCCGGCTCTTCGGACGTTGCTTTGCCCGCGGCCTCGCTCTTCAGGTAGTAGACGCCCATGCCCAGCGCCACCGAGAGCAGGGTGCCGTTGAGCACCGCCGCGTCGCGCTGTTGCAGGCCGGACACCAGCACCCGCTGCACGGACGCAAAGCCGAACGTCTTAAACTGGCCGATCATCTTGCCAAGCTCGGTGGACATCCAGAGCGGCCGATCCCCAATGCCCGGCGTCACGATGGTGCGGTCGATGTCCTTCACAACCGCCGCCCGGAATGCAGCGATGGCGTCGCGGTCTGTCCACTCCGCGGTATTGGCCAGCAACACCGTACCTTTCTCGCCGTGCTTTTCGAACTGCGCCGCGATCCGCCTGGCCATCTGCGCGTCGATCCCCGACATGGCCAGGCGCTCGACATCCTTGCCTACAATTCCGCCCGCCTTTGTCACCGCGCGCAGGATCTCGCTCTGGGTAATGACGCCCGAGAACTGCTTGAGGGCCGCGTTCCAGGGCGTCATCAGCGAGTACTTTCCGAAATTTTGCACCATTGCCTGGGTGCCGCGCTCGACCATGGAGTGCCGACCGTAGGCGTCGCCCACGTCCGCCAGCGACATGGCGCGCGTGTCGAGGATCATCTCCAGCCCCGCGCCGGCCTTCTTCGCTTCCTCCGCTGCCAGCTTGAAGCCGCGAAAGTTGGCGATCAGCGGCAGCACTCCATCGCGCAACGTGTTCAGCACGCCGTGCACCATGACGGGTCGCGCAAGATCCGGGATACTGGATACGGTTTGGCCGCCAAGCATTGATATGTAGTTCCAGTTCCGCACCATGCGCGAGCCGCGCACCCACATGCCGCTGGGGTCGGATGGCGCGCCGTAGGTGTTGCGCAGCCGGTCGCGCATCGCCGCCAGGTCGCGGATGTCCGCGTCCCGTTGCTTGCCCAGCTTCGTGCGCTCCGCTTCGCTCCCGGCCTGACCGATCAGCTTCGTGTAGTCGTCGCGTACCCGGCCGATCGTGTCGGCCATGGTGGGCGCCCCGAACGTGCGCGCGATCTCGATGTCCGGAATGATCGAACGCGAGTAGAAACGCGCGATCAGCTCGATGTCGCTCTCCAGGAAGGTCTCGATATACTCGTCCGGAATCGACAGCACCCGCTCCTGCGTCGGCCCGCGGTGCATCGGTGCGGCCTCGTAGGGCACCCGTCCCTCGGGCGTGCGCAGGATATGGTCTGTGATGTCCTCGGCCAGCGCCTTCAGCTCGTAGTAGTCGCCGCCCTGCTCCATCTTCAGCCACTTGGCCACGCGCTCGACGAACTCCGGGCGCTCTGCGCTGATCTTCTCGACGTTGTAGACGCGCGTGAGGTACGAATCCGCGCCGACCACCTGCACATCCTCGGGCAGCAGCTTCACCGCAATGGCGTGCTTCTTGGTCGGGTCGAAGAGCAGCCGCCGGAACACGCCCGCCGCCTGCGCCACTTCGCTGATCGGGTGCGTGTCGTTACGCCGCATGGCGCGGCCGACCTCCTCCTTGAACTCCTTGAACGACAATTCCCCGCCGCCCCGCTTGTGCTGCAAGTGCAGCTCGTCCAGCGCCTCCACCGAATCGGCCAGGGGCTTCGCCCAGAGCTTCACGCGGGTTTCGGCGGCGATGGGGGTTGCCACGCCGCGCGCGTTGTCCGTCAGCGCAAAGGGCGTTTCGGCCAGCTCGACGGCCGCACGGCGCACGGCCTCGCTGGGACTTTGCAGCGTGCGCATGATGGGCGAGGCGAACCCGACCAGCTTCTCGACGCCCAGCGCGCTTTTCAGCTTCGCCTCCATCTCCTGCACGCGCATGGCGCCAGCGCTGCCGGTGGTGGGCAGCGGGATTGATCCGGGCTCCAGCGGGTCCGGCATGTCCCGCGCCGGCAATCGCAGATCCCGGGTCACCCGCGCGCCCAGGGCGTCGAAGCCCTCGCGCACCAGCGGCGCGGCACCGCCCAACAGGCCCGACAGGAACGCCGTTGCGCCCACCGAGATCGCGCTCTCGGCCAGCGTGCGCGTGTCCTGCGTCGCCTGCAGGCCGGCCTCGCTCAGCAGCCCCACGCCCGCGCCTGCCGCCCCCACACGGGCCGCGCCCTGGATCACGTTCTCGCCGATCCTGGCCGAGCGGTACACGGTGCCGCCGAGGGGGATTAAATTTATCGGATCAAAAACGCCCGCCGCGATCTGCGCCACCACGCCAGCGGCGCCGCCGGAATCCAGCAGCCGGCGGTCTTCGTTCTCGCGGTCGATCCGGCGCTTGATCGTGGCGACCTCCTCCGGGCTCTGTGCATCGCGAAAGGACTTCGCCCAGCGCTCGTAGCCGGCCAGGTCGTTGAAGGGATCGAAGGCCGGGCTTTGCTCGCCTTCGAACGCCGCGCGCGTCTGCGCCTCCTCGCGCTCCAGCGCACCCCGCAGCGCCGCGCCCCCTGAGCCGATGATGTTCTGCTGCCGGAATGCGGGCTTCAACAGATCCCGGAACGCCGGCTTGGGCGGGTCGTTTCGCTCCGGCACCGCCTGCAGGGGCAGCGATGCGTCGGCTCTGGCTTCGGTGTCCGTGATAATCATGGCGCCACCACCGCACCCGATACGCTGGGACCTATGCGTCCGCTCGCGCGCCGCAGCCGCTCCTCCTCCAGCACCCGCGCGTCCTCGACCCGCGAGGCTTCGAGCGCCTTTTTCCTGCGCTCCCCGGCTGGCGAGGTGGCGAAGTCCGGGCGAAACCGCATCGGCTTGCCGTCCGAGCCCATCATCGGCTCGTAGACGCCATCGCGCTTGAGCAGCACCACGTATGAGGGCCGCGCCTCTCTCGCCGTCACGCTGTCCGGCATCAGGGTCAGATCGGGCTCGCCATCGAACATGCTGCCGCGCTTGATCTCGGACAGGAACTGCTCGCGGATCCACTTGCCGTTTTCCTCGCCCGGCACGCGGTAAACCGACTCCGGCGCGTACTTCGACCACCTGGGCTTGCCGTCGATGTTCGTCACGCCCCAGACGCGCTTGAGCATGTCCGTCGCCGTCTTCTGCGCCACCTCCAGATCCCCGCCGCGCAGGAATTCACCCTTCACCAGCGTTTCGTACTCGCCTGCAAGGGCGTCGGGCACCTTGTCCGGCAACGAGGCCGACATCAGCCGGAACCCGCTCAACTCCTTGCGCAGCTTCTTCGCGTTGGCCTCCGGCGCCTTGGCTTCACGGTAACGCGCCTCGCGCGCCTTGCGCTCCGTCTCGGGCACCGAAAGCGCCTTGTCCGCGAGCTCGACCGCCTTTGCCGCCGGAACACCGGCCGCGGTGTACGTCGCGATGGTGTTGCCCAGCGCGATGTCCTCCGCATCGAAGTCCTGCAGCGCCGCCGGATTGCCGGTCTTGATGCGATCCAGCAGATCGGCCGCTGCCTGGCGCTCCATCGGCCCGCCGGCACGCAATGCACCTCGAATCTGCCCACGCACCGGACGCGGAACGATGCCCGTACGCGCCGTGAAGTCGACGATCATCTGTTGCACCTTGCCCGGATCGTTCAGGCTCGCCTGCAGTCGCGGCTGCACCACGCGCTGGTAGTACAGGTCAACGGCATCGCGGTCCGCCTCCGCCCGGAAGTCGAGGAACCCGGAGCCGTCGAGGGCACCACGCACCCGGGTCAGCATGCCCTGCTCCCTGGCCGCACCCTCCGCAGCCTTGCGGCGCGTGTCGTCCACCAGGTCCGTGAGCTGCGTGCGCTTGGCCGGCGTCAGCACGCCATCGCCGTACGCCTGCTCGATGTCGCGATACCCCGCCTGACCCCTCCGCACCGCGATCTCCAGGTCCGAGGTCGCCGCCTCGTTGCGCGCCTTCTGCTCGGCCTGCGCCTCGGCGATCCGCTTCTCCGTCAGCGCCACCACCGAACGCGCAAGCTGCGTTGCCTTGGTCGGCTCGAGGTCGGCGTCGCCCATGATCCGCGCCTGCAACGCCTCCAGGTCCTGCTGGCTGCCACGCAAAGCCAGCGCCTGCGCCTCGTAGTAGCCGGTCTTGACGTTCTCCCGGAAGGTCTGAAACGCCTTCTCCGCACCGTCCGCGCCCAGGAGCTTCACGCCTTCGGTCGAGTACGCCGCCCTGGCCTGCTCGATGGCTGCAGCCGGATCGGTCATGCCCAGGCGCTTGTATGCCTCGGTCATGCCGGTCAGGGTTGCGACACGCTCCTTCTTCGCGCTGGCGACCAGGTGCGCGTCCAGCTTCAATTGCGCGTCGCCCTCGAATTTCACCAGGTTGTCGGCGAACGCCTGGCGCAGGTCTGCGGGCATCGGCTCGATATGCTCCTTCCTCAGCGCGTCGATCCGCTTCTTGAACTCCTTCGGGGCGTCCTCTCGGGTCAGTTCGCCCTCGTCCAGCCTGCGGGCCAGATCGGCGTGCAGACCGGCCACGCCCACCTGGAACAGCGCCATGGACTCGCTGCCCTTGCTCCGGCGAACCTGGTCCTCCTCCGCCGCCTGCTTTCTCAGCAGGTTCTGGGCGATGGCCATGCCCGTATTCCCGGCCTCGATGATCCCGCCGGCCGTGACGAACGCGCCTTCGGGGATCTGTGCAGCCCCCGGCCCGCCCGGTGAGGTCTGCGGTACGCGAAAGCCGAATTGCCCTGCGCCCGGTATCTTCATTGCTGCACCGCCCAACCGGATTTCACCTTGCCGGTGGCATAGCCATAGCCGGTGAGCAGGCTGCCGCCGGCCTGCAAGATGCCGCTGGTGAAGGCGTTCTCGCCCGCCTGCCGCTGGTAGCCCGCCTCGCGGTCGGCCTTGGCCGCGCCCAGTTCGAGCTTGCGCGCCCGATAGCTGCCGTCCAGCACCGCAGTCAGCGCATCCTGCTCTGCGCCAGCGGTAATCTCGCTCTGGATGGTCAGCGCCGATCCGGCATCCGCCACCACCCCGGACTTGGCCAAGGCGGAGCGCGCCTGCGACTTCGCCTTGCTGCCCATGCGGCGGATCCTGTCGGCCTCGACCTCGGAGCGCTCCCGCTCGACATCAGCGTCGGCACGGTTCTGCGCGGCGACCGTCTCCGACTCCTGCGCTCGAGCATTGGCAAGGTCTTCCTGCTGGCTGCCCTGCATGATCGAGCCGACCGCCTGGACGCCGGCGGAGATCATCAGCAACGTGGTTGCGGATATGCACATGGCGGACTCCTTACGCGGCTTCGCGTTCTTCGGCTGCGATGAGGCCGACAGGCTGCATCAGCTGGCGGTGCACCCGCTGCACCCTCGTGACGAACGCAGCGCGCGGGCCGATGTTCGTCAGGCTCGCGATTTCGTTCATCAGCACCTCCATGCGCCAGGAGCCATCGAGGTGGCAGTGCCTGCGAACGTGCTGGCCCTTCGGGTCCACGCCGGTAGCCATGAACGCCTGCACCGCCTGGCTGCGCGCGGTTTCGAAGCGGTCGGCCAGAGCCGCCAGCGCATGGATCGCGTCGGCCATCTGCCCGGCGACCTCTTCGGCTTCGGTCAGATGGGCATTCACGCGGTCGATCTCCGCCTGCTTGTTCGCCCGCAGGGATGCGATGCGCGCTGCTTCGTGCGCCTCCTCGGCGTCCTTCACCTGGCGCCCACGCAGCAGGAACGCCTCGCGCGCGGTGGCCAGCTCGGCCAGGTGTCCCTCCAGCGTGCCGCCATCGGCGATGAACTCCGCCACGCGCCGGCCCTCCAGGCTCTCCAGTCGATCCCGGGCCTCCTCCTGCGCCGTCTGCGCCGCCCGCAGCGTCTTGTCCGCCGCGGCCAGTGCTTCGGCATGGTCGATTTGCTGCTCTTGCTCCGTCTTCATGGTCTTGCCCCCTATAGGTTTAGCTACAAACGCGTGCGCGCGCGCGACCCACCGAACACATCAATTCCCGTGCTGTGAAAGAGATCACGCCGCCCTCCTCTGCCCGAACTCCACGGTGTTGCGCATCCAGGTCCGCCACGCCGCCTTCCAGTCGATGAACCGCGTTCCCTTCGCTCGGTGGTGGTCGAGAAACTTCTCCGTCTGCGGTTGCAGGGCCTCTACCGCCACGCCGAGGGAGACCGCCCAGGACGCCATCTCGTCGCTGACGTCGAACTGCGCCGGGCAATTGGTCTCCTGCCCCCCTCTCGCCCTTTTCCTGGATGCGGTGGGCGGAGCATCATCAGCAGATGAAGATGCAGATGCAGATGAAGGGCCGTCACCAAAGGGGGGCATTGGTGAGGGCTTTGGTGCGGTCTTGGGTTCGTCACCAAAGCGGGTTCCAATGCCCCGCTTCTTCCTGACATGCTCGTCCCGAACGAGACGGCTTGAGTACCAGACCGGCCCATCCTGAGCAGGGATCAGAACCTCCGGCTCTCCGTCCCGCCCGGCGTGCCTTGGGGTGAACGAGTAGGGCTCGCAGCGCTCGCCCGGATCGGCGCCCTTGAGCACGCCCTTCTCTCGCAGCTTGAGCAGTTCCGCCGGACGGCAGCCCACCGCCTTCGCAATGTCCCGCAGCGGCCAGCGCAGCATCCCGTACTCGTCCTCGTTGTCGTGCATGAGGCAGAGCACGTCGATCCAGATCCCGCGCTCGGCATGCGAGCATCGCCTGAGCTTGGCGTTCCGCTGCCAATCGCCGGGGTAGAACTGAAAGGAAGGTCTGCTCATCGCCCATCCTCTCCGGCAGAACGCGATTTCCAGTCGATCTCCTGTCCCCCTGCGCGGAAGCCCCGCACAGGTCGAAGGCTCGTCACCGCGCCGTACTCGAAACGTTCCTCCGTGCTTTCGAAGCGGCACAGCTCGGGGGTGTAGCGCAGCGTGACGGCACCCAGGGGCCCGTTCCTATTCTTTCGAATGAGGACCTGGCAGAGGCCATGGTTCGGGCCTTGCTCGCCGTTCACTTCGTCCCGGTAGAGCATCAGCACGATGTCGGCGTCCTGTTCGATGGCGCCGGACTCTCTGAGGTCATACAGCTGCGGCCGCTTGTCCGTCCGCCCCTCCAGGGATCGGTTCAACTGACACAGCGCCAGCACCGGCACGCGCAGCTCCTTGGCCAGGGCCTTCAAGCCGCGGCTGATCGAGGACACCTCCTGCTCGCGAGAACTGCCCGCCCCGCTCATCAGCTGCAGGTAGTCGACCACCACCAACCCCAGGCCGTGCTTTCGCTTCAGACGCCGGCAACGCGCGCGGATGTAGCCGAGCCCGATTCCGCCCCGGTCGTCGATCTGCAGCATGCGCTCGCGCCCCAGGATCGCGGCGTCAGCCATGGCATTGACCTGCCGCTCGTCCAGCCTG